AGCGACGGAGCTACCTCAAACCAGCTATTAATAAGTAGCTCATTAAGTACGTCGTAAATCTGTGTGCCGTCGTAGTCTTTAGCGAGCGCATCGGGAAAGAGCGCCTTAGTCAGCTTAGATAAAGATCCGACGGCTAACACGGTGCCCACGGTTACAAACCCGTACTCCTCAGGGCTACGTACTGAAATACCAAAATCGGATACCTGCCCACCAAACACCGGTACGTATACGCCTGAGCTGTTTTTCAGCTCGAGTACGAGCGCATCGGTTACATCGATGTCAAAAGCCTGAGAGTTAGTATTTAGGATCTCCATACGGGCATAGCCGGCGTTGCATTGGAGATCGATATCATCGCGGCCAGTAGCCATATTTACGCTTAGTACGTTTGTGTACTCGGTCGTACCTACGATGATTTTCCACTCGGGTAGCCACGCGCTCACGCTATATACATCCCTGTACCACGATTAACCGAGGTGCCTCGGTAGCTAGATTGATTAAGTACATCCTCAACAGCTCTAGCGATAGCCTCAGGATCTCCTACGCCTGTCTCAATCTTAATATTATAGTTTTGACCGTAGCCCGGGCCGTAATTCATATATGGACTATATCCACCTAAATCTAATTTTTGATCCTCGGTAAGAGTTGGAAATAGATCAAAGGCGTTTACGTTGCTTTTTAAATTTTTAGTAGCATCGGCCATTTTATCAACAGTATCTAAAGTTTTTGATACTGGGATAAGTGAACCCACGCCGCTAGAGGTAAGTCCTCCCGTATTACCGCCTGTACCGATCTTGCCTAATAGCGCAATATATTCTTGTAATGCCTTGAGTCGAGCATCGTCGGCCGCTTTTTGTGCTCTAGCTACGCGGTCGATCATATTGATCTCCTCGGACTCGCGTATCTTGTCCAGCGTTAGGCTCGCGTTATATGTCTTACTCAAAGAGGCGAGACGTGCTACCTCTGTAAGTTGGATCTGTGTACGCTCGTCGTAGCTGTTCTTTTCAGCAAGGCCACCAGCAGCTACTAAAGCGGCGTTATATTTCTTAAACGCTTCCTCACGTGCTAGCTCCTTATCCTCCTCGGCCATCTTGCTTGAGTTAATAACTCTAAGCTCATTGAGTAGGCGGTTATTTAGCTCCTGTAGAGCTGCATCTCCAATAGTCGTAATACCGGCTAGCTTTTGTAAATCTGCATTTTTTTGGAAATTGGCCAGCTCATTAATCTTTTTGAGTGCTAGATCACCTTGCTCGTTTTCGATAGCCATAAGGGCCTCGAGGCGTAGACGTGTCTCCTTGTCATAGGTAGCCTGTAGTGCAGCGGCTATAGAGATACGAGTAGTATCAAAAACGGCAGCGGCTTTAGTTAAAGCTAATTTATTCTTTTCGGCTAGTTGCGCTTTTTTCTGTAAAGCGATTAACTCTTTTTGGCGCTTAAGAGCCTCTTTATCCATCTTGGCTTTTTCGGCGTTGGCCTGCATATTCTTAATATCTTGAGGTACGCCCTGAGGAAAACCACCTTGACGGCCTAATGCTCTGTCTACTTGCGTACGTAAATTACCTATAGAAAAAGTACCGAGATAATTTTTTAGACCTCTAAAAGCATTTTCTAAAACGCCTGCACCCGGAATGCTTGAGAATAAATTACCAAGCTCTTTAGTTAGGTAAGCGGTGTTAGTTATAAGCCCTGAGATAGAGTCTGCCGCGCTATCGACTTTATTGATTAGCTTGTCCATACCTCCGGATGATGTACCAAGCGCCGCTACTAAACTCTGCCCGATCTGCTCGCTTGCTTGCTCTGCCGCGATCTTAAGGCGAGATATCGATCCTGCGTAAGAGTCTGCCGCGTTCTTAGATTGGCCCTCATATTGTTTAGCAATTAGTTTTTCGATCTCTAGGTATGATTTACTAGCTAACTCAGCTTGGGTTAAACCTAGGTTTAGTTGCTTAAGTCCCTTAAGATTACCTACGTATGCCTGACTTAAAATCTTTGTAGCGGAAACTAAATCCATACCCGTACCAGCGCTAATATCAAGCGCGGTATTAAGCATTGATTGAGCAATAGTCGTAGATTTAGTTACTTGAGCTAATTGAATAAATGACGGCTGTAATACGTCGCGATTAACACCAGTAGCCTTTTCTACGGCATCGATGTAACCCTCTGCTTCAGCGGTGGCAAAATTAAATCCAAGGTTACGTAAAGCGGTATCGAGGCGCTTCGCCTCTGCGATCTGCTCGCCATAAGCCGCTACAGCTTTTTTAGAATATCCTAAAAGTGCAGCGGCACTAAAAGTAATACCAAGGGTACGACCTAAACCTTTTACGGTTTTCTCAAAACCCTTGATCTGATTGGAGCCTTTAGATAAAGCTTTACCGTTCCACTCGGCTACGGCCGATACAATTAAATTAGGTAGCGCCATTATGCAGCCAAACCGTAAGTGGCCACACCATAACGACCATTATTAAAGTTATCTACAGTTTTCTCAATAGCTCTGTAAACGGCATCTTGAGCCTTGCCTTGATCCTCTTTCCAAGCGCGATAAATCATACGCCCGCGCTCGGCTTGCTTATCTCCGTAAAGTGGCCCCATACGACTAATAAAGTGAGCACCTGCACCTGGGTTATTAGATCGGCTATTAGGATCTCCACCCGGATTTTTACGACCAGCGGTTTCATAAATAGCACCGGCGGCTGACTTATTAGCTACAAAGTAAAGAGCTTGCCATCCGTTGCGGTTTTTCTTACTTGGAGCTTGAGAATAATAAATACCTTTTTTAACGGTCTCTACGTCATAAAGCGGAAACATACGTAAACGGCCCTCGGTGTTAAAGGTTCTAAACATTGAGTTACGTGCGGTGATCTTTTTACCTACGCTACCCTCGCGCCACATATAAAGATTGTCGGGCTGTGGACTTGGAGCGTAGCCTCGTGCCTTGTCCCGGATAGGCAACATAGCCGCACGTACCTCGGAGTTCATTTCTTTTAGCATTTCAGGATCGAGCTTACGGAGGGCCTTAACGGTTTCGCGTACGCCTTTTATGGCTACCGGCATTTTTAGCCTCCTCAGCTTGCTCGTTTAATACTTTTATTAACATCTTAAACATCTCGGGATCGAGATCTATTACCGCTTGAGGCGGGATCTGTAACCGTATCGATAGTTGAGCTATCAAATATGTTACAGAGTCCCGCCCTAAGCTAAAGGTAGATCGTCTAATACCTCAACAGCTGCCAAGGTATCTAGAAAATCTGCTCCAAAAGGTTTAACTACCTCGCCGGCTGACCTAAGGCACTCGTGAGCTAAAAAGTAGAGATCGCTCTGCTTTTCATCCTCGCGGAAAGCCTTGTGAAAACCTTTTTTCGCGTGTAGCTCAAAGGCATACTCAATACGTGGAGTAATCTGATGCTCAGATACCTCGCCGGTAGCCCTTGTTATTTTGAGTCGTGCCATTTTTTGCCCCTTTGTTTATGTCTTAGACGGTGGTGTCTACGACGATTGGTGAGTTACAGGTAAACGTAATGCTCTGAGTAGAGATATCTCCTACAGCGCCGTTAATGTCTGTGGTGTTATTTACCAGAATTGTGGTTTGGTATTCAGGGTTTGTAGTTGAGATAGATGCGCTAGTCTGCTTGAGAGTTAGCGGTACTGTCGTACCCCACGCGCCCTGTAGAGTCTGTAGGACTTCGCCTGCCGCTGTATCGTTCAGGAAATCCAGCGTTACGGTACTTGTCTCGAGGCCCTTAGTATAACGTCTCGAGGAGTCCCCCATAGCCGTGACCTCGAGCTCCTCAAATACACGGTTAATAGTTGCACTCGTAACGTGATCGGAAAGGTCTACCGAGTTCAGGGTAACGACCACTCCATTAGATAAGAAAATAGCCATTGGCCTATTCCTCGCTTTCGTTTGTTGGTTTAGTTTCGGTTTTTACTTTTGCTACTTTGACCGGTGCAGGCTCGTCTACGATCTGCCCGATCTTTCGCAAAAACTTTAGATCATCCTCGGTATATGCCATTTTAGCTCCAGCTCGTTAGTACGGATAGATTTATATCAACGGTTAAAAGGTCTCCGCTCGGTACAGATAAAACACTAGGAGCGCTAACGCTGCCAATATTCATAACGATTGATGAGGCAGCTAGTTTATTAAATACAGCTACTAACATCGTCTCTATGCCTTGTAAATTACCGCGGTTATCGTAAAGCGGGGTCGTTAAAATTACTTTTAGATTAGCCATAGGCGAGATCGTTACATACTCATTATTGTTAGGAGTGAGGTAAGGATCTGACGGTGCCACGATAACGCTGTTAGCCGTAATTGTTGGCGGTGGAAAATCGTAGGTATTCCAAACGTTTGTATTACTTAAAGCCGCTGCGATAGAGGCGCGTAGTGTAGTTATAGGCGCTGTCATTTTTAGCCGACCATAGAGTTAGGGTTCATATAACCGGCAATAAGCCCTCGGATCTTGCCGATCATCGAGTTACCCATACGGTAAGGGCTAGGGCTAAAACCGTCTACTGATACGCCGCCAGTTTGGCTGACCTGCCGGGCCTGCCATATATCGACGGCCAAAATCATCGCTGCCTCACGTACGGCCGGTGTAGCTGCATACGCTGTCGCTTTTGTATCTGCTCCTACAGCTGAGCCATATGGCAGGATGCGAGCAAAATTAACGTTAGCGGCTGTCTTAGAAAATTGGATAAAGCTGTAGCCGTTTGGCCAGTTCCACGTGTAAGGGTTCCATACAAGGCTCGGGATCTGATTAACCGTACCCGCGCTCCACGGCATCGTACCCGTAATTGTGTAAGTCCCGTTATATGTCGCACCGCAATTACTGAGGGTAACGCTCTGACCAGTGCTAAAGATAGCCGGGTTAGCGATCATTACCGTAGCTATATTATTTTGTAACGTAGCTCCTACTACCGGAGCTGAGTCAAACCATAAAAACTGATTAAGAATATCTTGAGCGGTTTGGCAGACTTCCTCTACCACGCTATCAGGGTAAAGATCCTGAATACCGAGGTTATCGCGTAACTCTTGCTCTGTTACGTACGTAGCCGCCACCGTTTAACTCCTTTAGTTAATAGGGCCGGTAGGGCTCAAAGGGCTAAGAGCCCTACCGACTATTAGGGTTTTACTTATGCCTTTAGGTAACGAACGATACCGTTAGGCATTTTTGCGATTGTTGCCATAAATCCGTAGATCGCTACCTGAACCTGTAGGTTAGATACTACGTTTACTGACATATACGCTTGAGGTGAACGGTAAACAGTAAACGCCTCAGGTGCCAAAATGATTGCTGAGCCGTCGTCTACTGTTGTCTCTGTAAAGTTCTTGTCTACGTATAGATCAAGTCCTAGTACGTTACCGCGAATAGATTGAGGGCCTACCTGTCCGGCTGCGTTCATTGGTTGAATAGCGTTATAGATAGGTCGCTTTGTGGTATCTGTCGCGCCCATCAATAGCTGCCATTGTGCAGCGTTACCGATGTAGTTCTGAGCAAAATAGCCTGTATTTTTGTAGATGGTTGCTGCTGCTTGTGAAGTGTAAGCAATAACTCCATCGCTATCGGCTGTAGTAGCTGTTGCAGCTGTACTAGCTGATAACAAAGCTGCTACTACGGTGGTATCGATTGTAGTTAGGTATGCGTTCTGTAGTTGCTGTGTTAGTTCAGCATAGAAATTAGGATCTGAGCGCTCTAGGAGTTCTACTGAGATCGTGTTCATACCTGCGTACTTGTTTACTGTACCTGTTAGGTATTCAGTAACCATACCTGTATTAGATACGGCTCCTGCTTCTGCCTCTACTGTAACAGTTGGCGCTACACCTGAACCGCCACCGGCTGAGGTAACAAGTGATGGTACGTTAATTGTCATACCGCTAGCAGGCAAAACTCCCTGAGAGCAAGCATCGATAGCAGGTGTACCAAAACGTGTATTAGTTACAAACTCTGTTAGGTACTGAGTAGGGTTAAAAGCTGGGTTTGTAGAGAAAGAGTCATCGGCTGCGGTTACGTAGAGCTTTGACTCATCGCTACCTAGTGCAGCTTTGATTTTGTGCTCTGTGTATGTTGCCATAGACACAATAGGAGTACGTACTCGCTGTGAGTCTAGTACTGATGGACGGATAATCTTACGAGCGGCCTCGACCTTTTCAGCCTCGACCGGTGTATCTACCGGAGTATCGTCCGGTGTATTTTCTGGGGCTGTAGTCACAGCTTCCTCGCTTTCGGTTTCTGTTTCTGTTTCGACCTCTACGATCGTCGTAGAGATAGTTGTAGTTTTTTCTTTTGTACTTGTCGCGGCTTCGAGCGCTGCTCGCGCTGCGGCAATATCAGTAACGGAGGCGCTTGAGAAAGCTGCACTCTCTACGAGGCTAACTTCCTTGAGGACAGCCGCCGTAACTAACAGGTAATCTCCCATCGGCTTAGAGGCCGTTACATCGACCCCTACGGATAAGCCGGACACGAGATTTTCCTGAGCGAGTACGAGCGCATCTTGTCCTCGAGTGCTACTCGATAAACGGAAAGATCCATAAACGCCCGCTGTGTCCTCGCTAAAATTAATAGCGCGACCGACCGGCTTATCCTGTTGATGTTGCGATAATAATTTTATTTTTGAGGCATCCGGGATAGCGATAGCACCGCGCTCGAACATAACAGGGCCAGCGCTTGTAAAGCCGACCTCGCCATATGGTGCAACGAGTCCGGAGATTACCCGGCGCTCTGTATCGGCTGCTTGTATCTCTTGGCTAAACGTTAGTAGCACTTGCATCTCCTAGCGGTGTTAGTTGTTCCATCTGTCGAGCTTGGTTTACATCGATTAGATCTAGATTTAGCATCTTTTCAATAATCTCTAAACGATCCTTAGCATCACTACGTAAAAAAGTATCGTCTACCGCAAAACGCACTTGATTAGAGCTATTAGTTATATCGTTCATAGATAAACGATCCTCGATAGCACTTATGTATGGCTGTAATGAATAAGCTACAAACTCTTTACGACCGTCGATAATATTTTGGTATGTCATCGAGTTATTCATATCGCTAGAGATCAGATACGCCGGTACGTTCATACTTCTTGCTATTTCGGTACTGAGGTACTGGCTCATTTCTGTATAGCCCATATCTTTAGGTGAGAAAGATGTAGGTACATACTCGAGAGTGCTAGTTAAATATGCGGTGCTGCGATTTTGGCGAGCGCTCTTAAAAGCTGCGAGTAATCCTTGTACTTGAGACTCCGGTAAATCTGCACCGTTATTTTTTAGGATACCTGTAGGCATTGGTGTAGCTGCACTTACCGCGCTTGCTTTTTGGATGTCATAAGCTGCGCGGATAGTAGTGCTCGCTGTTTGTAATACTCCTGGTATTAGTGATTGGAAAGTAACGAGAGATCCGATACCTGCCATCGGTACTAAATTACCGTCTACAAAATAATCTTTAACTTCGGTACCGTATTGGTTTGTAGTGTATGTAACGCGATTATTAGCGACCCACTCAAAGCCGGATGGTCGGCCATCGTCGGCGTACAAACTTGTTACACGCCAGTAAGCGACCGAGTAAAAAATCAAACTATCGACGGTTGCGCTAATCGTCAAGCTGCGAGGCTGTCTAATATCAGGCTGCTCTAACCAAACCGGAGATCCTAATTTTTCGCCTGTAGATTTTTTGTATAAAGCTAAATCGATACTTGCAATAGTTCCCGCAATTAAATTACGGCAGCGGCTAACGCTCGCGACCATAAGAGCGAAATTACGATCGATACCTACGCCGTTATATCCATAGGCGCTATTAGTATTAAAAGATCCGTAGCCGTATGTAGTGTCCATTACGGCAGGTGCATACTGAGCCTCTACCTTAGGGGCAGATTTAATGCCGAGCGTTTGGAGTATTCCCATAGAGGGCATTTTCTCAAAAAGTCAAGCATAAAATCAGTTTAGGCGTGGCGTGTCTAAATATAGATTTTGGCCTCGCCCTGAGGTTGGTTAAGTACGTGTACGACCATTGATAAACCGATAGCTATATCGATCGGGCCAGCTGATTTACGACGTACTAATCTCCAGCTCGCGTCCGACTC